TTTTCAACCTTTGCATCAATTGCTGCATGGTTAGCAAAAGATGTATCATAATAATTGGCAAGTTCATAAACATTCCATGGTGGAGTAATTACATCAAATAATCCATAGCCATTTCTGTATACAGTTCCAGGATTAATTTCTTTTGATTTGGAGTCTCCTATACCGTGTTGCTCTGCTCTTGCACTATCTAAGTATCCTTGTGTCGGATCATTCGGCATTGCTTTTTCGACTAAACGGTTAGTTCTTCTTTTAAAATTATTATCTATGCCAGAATACGACTTTAATTCTGTCCATGATTTATTGAATGGATCTGATGACTTAAATGAGTCTTGCGGATCTGATAGTGCATCTATTCTGGCACCAATAACATATTCTTTTTCTTCTGACATTACTCTTCATCTCCATACTTAGCAATCGTATCTTTTGCTGCCTGCACGGCTCCAAGATCGTTTAGATTAGGAATAAGTCCAGCCTTCATTCTATCTACCTGCTCACTATATTCCTCATCAGTAACTCTTCCCATACCTGCAAAAAAATATGGCTCTCCATCTGGCTCTCCATAGTATGCTGCTGCCTGCTTTAGTTCTGCAATTCTTGCAAGATCGCCCTTCATTGATGGAATATTCAATATATTTCCATTTCCATCAGTAAACCACTTACCATTAGATTTTTTCCAAACATAAATACCCCAGTCATAATTTTTATCTATTAGAGTGACTTTGGTTTCGCCTATTTGACCAGGCATTCTTGGTTTACCGTCTTTACCAAAAAGTGGCTGATTTTTGTTTTTCATAACCATTAGTATACCATATTATACCGCATCTGATATCTGGGACTGCCACAAAATATCTTTAAAAATTGCATACTCGTAATCTTTAAAACTAAAAACTCTAGAATCATCGACTATAATTTTATTAGTTCCAGTATACGCTTTGTATAGATCTGAAGGGTTTACTCCATAATAACTAACTGCTGACTGTACCAACACACCCTGCCATACAAAGTAATCATTCCAGTATTCCCAATCAAAAACACCATCTACAGAAAACTTTACCCTAGCCCAAGGCCTCTTTGTTACTGTCTGAATAGCCTGCAAATTTGTTGTTTGATAAAATGACAAACTATTAAATATAATTGGGCCATTAACCATTATTGAACCAGCGTAAGACTTAAAGTTTAATATACTAGGAAATCCTATTCCTAACATTGTCCATTCATTAATATTAATTACTGGCTCTTTTACTATTTTTCCATTTAAATAAAATGCTATACCACTATAGAGCGCTCCTGTATTTCCATCAATCGCATATATTTTTGCTCTTCTACCTGTTGGATGGTTGGCTACCATGTATAACTTTATTGTTTTACCTTTTGCATTTATTTGCATAATCTGTGTAGGAGCATATGGGAAAAAATCTTCATTAAATCTAATTAAAGATTGCATAGCCATCATTTCATAGTTTGCATCTTTATTAGCATTAACTGGTATAGCAACCCCTCTATTAACAAGTGGATCATAACTGCCTCGCAATTCTAAACCAGAGTTTCTAGTCAAATAAAGATATGGAGAGGAGTCTTTATATATAACAAAAGGATTTTTAGATTTATAGTTATAATAATATCCATTGCTGATATATGGATATACGTTAGTTCCAAATCTAGTGCCTATATTATTTGCTGTATTATAATTAAAGGCTTGTGAGGCCAACTGTAGGTTTTTAATTTTTATTGGTTGATATTTAATTCCATCAACTAAAAATTCAAGATGAACAACAATCGCTATTTTATTAAAATCAATTCCCTTTGGAGGATATATAATTGTATTATCAACAACTTCATATTTAGTATTGATCCATTCACTTCCTGGGCTGACTACACCATTTTTAGGAACATCTATAGTATTAACAAAAAATCCTTCTGGAGCATTGGCTCCTAACTCAAGGTATTCAAATGTAATGTATGTCTTTACTATAGCATCTGATGTATCATATGAATATGTTTTAATAGATTTTTCTTTAAGGTCTTCATAATTTACATATCCAGTATATAAATAATTATCTAAAGACTCATAGGTTCTTTGTACTGGATACGAATATGTTGATGACAATTCACTATAAGGCCAGCCATCATTATCTATAGTCTCTGTTTCTTTAAACTTTACGGGTGCTGGATAGTTTATATTAAACTGAATAAAGTCTAATCCAAATTTACTATCTCCATATTCATCTGTAATATATTGACCAAAATATGACAAAGGAATATAATCTTTCCAAGATCCTTTAATGTCTATATCTAAATAAAAATTATCAAAATAATTTTTGGGAACTATTGAAAAACTAGCGACATGATTTTCTAATTCTAATGTTAAAAATGAATTAACGTCTCCTCCATTAGAAACAAAAGACCAGAAATCTTGATCTGCATCTCCGCCATCATAACTAACTCCAGAGCCATAAAGATTAAAAATATTTTCATAATCTTTCGGAACTCCAAGAATATTGAATAAGCCTTCAATATCTTTTACATTTTTTTCAGAGCATAAAGCAATTTTATAAATATTGCCAGTAAATGTTTTTTCAAATTCTTTAGTTCCTCCGACGTACATTTTTAATGATGAGGATCCATTAAAAAATGAAACTAGGTTTCCTCCATAATAATCTCTGAAAACATCTATCTCAATTCCAACTGCAAACATTTCATTTTCAGGAACAGAAAATGCTTCATATACTGTTTGAATAGGCTCTTCTCCATACTTGAAGATATATCTAATATCTGCACCAATAGACTCTATTGACAAATAATTACCAGAATTATCTTCTATTCTTATAAGAACTTGATTGCTCACAGATCCAATTTCTTTTTTAAACAAGCCGTAAAAGGCGTGTGTTCTTTGATTTAACAAATTAAAGTTATCAAAATAAATATATGAGTCGATATTATCCCACGTCGGAGAAGATGGTTTTAGATTTATAAATAAAGAATTTTCATTTTGAATTACTGAACATTGATTCAATAATTCTTCTCCATTATTGGCAATGCTATTAGTAATTATTTGTGGAGTTATAAACTCTGGAGTTTTTAAATAATTATCTTCAATCAATATGTTGTCTAAAAGTCCTTGTGACCAAGATCCGAGATCTGGATAGTTATAATTTTTAGTATAGTCAGCAAAAGAATAATCAAATAAAACAGTGCTCCCACCGTAAGATGCGTTAAGGTTTTCTGGATACTGAACACCCTGTCCGTATATAAATCTTCGTTTTGCAACTAAGGATGGAACAAGATATGTATATAAAGCAATACAGTCTAATTCAATAGGCTGTATATCTTGATATGCGTAAAAGCCGATCCAATCCTGACTTTTACCAAATTCGTTTTCTGTGCTTGGTAATAAAATTGAAGAACTGTCTATAGTCATCGACATAATCTCTTCACCATTTAGCAAAATTGTGGATAGGTTATTAGAGTATCTCCAATGTATTAGCATTGGCCTTTCCCATTGACCAATATAATATGATTCGTATTTTTCGTTTATCTTTAATATTATAAATGGCCCATCTACATATAAGCCATCGGTTGAAGCAATTGGCCCAACTATTCTTTTTGATTGAGAAGAAGAATTATTTGTTCTTAGCCAAAACTCTAAAGTAAACTCATGGTATCTCCCACCTTCAGACATCATACCGTTTGAAGGAACAATCAAACATGGCTTGTTGTCATTGTTATATAACTTAGTAACATTCTCTGATCCAAAAACCATAGGGATGCCGAAGTTTTTTGCAGCCAGGGCGTTGTTATTTATAAAATAGTATCCATTATAATCTGATAAGCCATATGCTTTTGCCTCGATAACATCGCTACTATTTAATGCTATGTCACTTGGAAGATTTGTTTTTGTCACTCCTAAAGAACTAGACTGAAATTCCTCGCACCATTGACCAAAAGTTATACCGTTTATATAAAATATGTAATCAGATAAATTCAATGATTGCCCCAAATAATTTATCTTGATAACCAGTCTTATTGGTAATGTTGTGTCTTCTGGGCTAAAAGTTTCTGATAAAAAGTACCAACGATTTGACAACGAAGCGTCATAAGACTTTAAAACATCTATATATTGTTCTTGTGCATCATCGTAATATCTATATCCTATTTCAACACTTAATGCGTATGGGCTAGTAGTGTAAAAATAAGAGCCAATTGAGAAAGTCTTTAATGTACTATTTAATTCCTGTACCGTTATAATATTCTGACTGACAAGAGTTGTAGAAAATACATTTGCTCCAGCAGATAATGGTGTTACTTTATTAATAACACTATCTGGAAACGGAGCATCTAATAATTCTTCAGTTATTACAGAAGATCCATTGTCAAGTGTCCAAGTAGAAATGTTTCTTTGTATTTCTGAAATTAAAGAAACATAGTCTGCCTTATCATCGAGTGCCCACAAAAATTGAGGGTGCTCTGAGTATATTTTTTCTGCATATAGATTTGATGGACTAGACATTATGAGTCTATTTTATCATACTAAGATATTTTTATTTCACAAGAGTCAGTTGTACAGTACATTTCGCCCTGTGCCTCTAAATTCTCTACACCATCATAAATAGCAGACCAATCAATCTTTTTAATCTGACCGATATAAGAATTATATTCTTCTTCGGTAATCTCAGTATATGGCTGTTGTGGATATACTTTATTTCCCATCGGCAAAAATGAGACTGCTTTTAATTGTCCCTCGTACATATGAAGTGCAGGCGCAATGTGCTTTGTTTCAGTCTCTTTGTCAAATGAAAGCGTTACGGATACGCCGTTATCTGACCAATATTTCTGAGCAGTTGCAGCAAGCGCAATCTTCTCAAATAGTGTTACTTCTTTTTCAGATCTTGAATGACCAGAATGCACTGGGAAATAAACGACAGTTGTATTCGCAGATACAAGATCAGCCTCCATCTTATATCCTGCAGCCTTGAACAAATGAATCATTGGGTCAGTATTCCCAAATCTAATTGCTCTTAAGAAATAATTACCACCAGGTGCCCAGTGAACTCCAGGCGTTGCGCCAGAAAGAATTGATACAGACCCTGATGGTTTAACAGTTGTGACTCTAATGGAATCACGAACGCATAGCCACTCAGAATAGGAATGATCGTATTTACGAATAGTTTCATAGCCTTCGTCCATCCATTCACGCACAACAGGCAAACCAAATTTGTCTGAGAATGAGGCAATGCCCGTTAGAGATGTTCCAATACGACGATTGCGCTGCATAATTCCATTTGTCTGTTGCCAGTGTGTTGGTATCAGCGTTACAGTCTTACCATATAGGTATGCAAACTTTAATGTCCGCAAGAAGTCTTCTTTAGATTCATGACGATTTAAATGTACCTCGACCAAAGTACATAGTTCATATGATTCTAAAGGTTGTTCGGCACATGGATTAAAGCCCATAACACGATAGTCTTTGCCATCAGCAGGATCTTTTAAACGCCCGTAATTTCTTGCCACATCTAGCCATATAAAACCAGGCTCTCCATTATTAGCGATAAGATCTACATAGTCTTCGTACCTTGTCCCTACCGTCGCAGAAACAGAGTTATTAGACATCCATGCCCACCCTGGATTTTCTGGATCAAATGAATTTCTTTCTGGAAAAACCTCAGAATTTTTAAGATTCATAAAGTCTTCATCCTGAGCATTACCCAAAGCCAATGTAGCAGATCGCCTAACATTTCCTGATACCACACAGGTACCAATAAGGTTTACGATATCTACTATTGCTCTTGAGTCAAGGGTTTCTCCTGCCCTACCGCCGATTACAGACCTGATCTGCTTGTGCAACTGTATAAGTGGTGCAGGTCCGCTTGCTGTACCGCCAAAACCCTTAATAGGGGCACCTAAAGGCCTAATAAGATCATAGTTAAACTCCTGAATATACATATTAGGCTTTAAAAATGAATTAATTAATAATCTAACAGACTCTACCCAACCTTCACGAGTATCTGGTATTTCGTATACTTGTGGTGGCTCTGTAGGCTCATAAATAGACAGATTTTTGTCTGCCCCCACAGTATCAAACCCTACACCTACACCCATCATAAGAGCATCCATAACCCAAGCAAATAATGTGCCTGGATCATTTCTATCTATGTCTTTTGTAGATACCATAGCGCAGTTTTGTAATGCTGCTGAATTTTTCTTTTCCATTGTAAGTGCCGTGCCAAAAGACCATAGGCCTCGTCCTGGCGGAGTCCATTTTAATTCAAATAAACGCTGATAAGCCTCTTTTGCAGAAGACTGTGCTTTATAATCATTCCATGGTAGTCTGTTTTCTTTAGCATGATTCTTTTGGGCTGAATACATACCCTCGATTACTCGACGACAAACCTCATGCCATCTTTCCTTAGTTCCATCTTCCTTCATACGGGAGTAGGTACGAATAAATGTAATCTCTCCTAATGAATTACCGCCTGCATCTGTGAAGCCGAATGGCGGTTCCTTTGTTTTATAATCATTTATAAAATCTTCAGACAAACGAAAACTAAAAAAATCAGACACTGTTATTCTCCTTAAGAAACTGTAATTACTAAAGTATACCAGAGTTTTTACTTTTGTAAAACTCTAATGCTATTATTTAGGTTAATGGTTAGGTATAACTTTTCTTTTGCCACATTAATTTTTTATAACCAGAATTAAAAAATGATCTGACTTTTGCTACTATGGCTTTAATATTATCAGTTTCTTTTTGATCTCTTATAATTTCAGAAACAAAATTTTGTCTCATAAAAGGTATTACCTGAACTAGTGGAGTTCCCCTTTGAACATAACCTTTAAAATCTTTTTTAACTAAAAATGATAATAGACCATCAGACGGATAACCATCAATATCGACTACTGCAGCAATTGCATATAAGGGTGATACTTCGTGATGCTGTGGCTGTATAAAAATTGCACTTACACCCTTACTACCCTTTGCTACCCAAATTGGATTTATTCTAAATATATGCTGTATATATTTTTCATTATCTATTGGATATCCCTCTACCTGTCTTATGTCATGATTACCAATCATAGGTTTTCCGCCAAAATTAGAAAAAGTTTCCATAGACTTTGGGATTTGAAAAATTCTTTTACCTTCAGTAGTATCAATATAAATATCAAATGGTGTTTTAATTATATACCCACTTGATAACATATCTAAAAATGCAAGACACCTTTTAACCGTTAATCTTTGTACTCCGTCAATTGGGGTATCATCATTTTCATAAAATGGCAATATTTTTTTAAACCAGGATGGTATTTCTTTAAATGCTGGAACTGGTTCTGGAAATAAATCTATATTTTTTGGCAATGTAGACACAAATGATATTTTTGCAGAATTTTTTTCTTTCATAATATCAGTATACCACAAGTTAAAAAGTTATTAAACTATTCTACTGAATCTTGTGTATCAAATACCAACATTGTTTCTGTAAAGAAGTTATCATAAGGCTCACAGTTAATTGATATTTTTGTTAATGGCATACTAATAGTATCTACTAAAAGTACATCAACAAAAGAGTTTGAGTCAGCAGAAAATATTTTATAGGTTGTATCAATTTGTGATGCTGGAATAAATTTAGTTACTTCATCTTTTTGAACTAGAATATAGTGTGAGTTAGAGAATAAGTCTCCATCTACATATATAAATTCATTTTCTGGAAAAGTATTAATAGAAACAATTGTAGTTTCTACAACATTTTCTGAACTTAGTGATATTGTAGAGGAATCTACTTCCCAGTTAGTCCAGGCTACGTTTGCTGGATTTGGTATATTGAGTCCCAATAATGTATCTCCAACTTGCAAGTCTTTAGCAGCCTTTGATGATTTTGGAGAACCTGGAACTAAAACTTTAGTTGATTCTGCCAAAGAGTGGGCGTGAATTCCAGGATGAAAATGGAACGCACCGAAGGCGCCGAACGCACCGAAGGCACCGAACGCACCAAAGGCGCCGAACGCACCAAAGGCGCCGAACGCACCGAACGCACCGAAGGCACCGAACGCACCAAAGGCGCCGAACGCACCAAAGGCGCCGAACGCACCGAACGCACCGAAGGCACCGAAGGCACCAAAGGCGCCGAACGCACCGAACGCACCGAAGGCACCGAAGGCACCAAACGGAGTAAATCCAAACGGAGTAAATGAAAATGTTGTGACATTTCCAGAACTTGCAGATGTACTAGATGATCCATTTGCATTGTCTGCTCTAACATTATATGTCTGTTGAGTATTAGCCTCTTGATTTACAGTAACTGATGTTGAGGCTGTATTTCCAGATTTTCCGTCTGATGAAGTCCAGTAGTAATTTGTAATTTCTTTACCGCCGTTTGCGGGAGCAGACCAAGACACGGAATCTTGTGCTTGATTTGCAACGGTAGATGCTGAAGGAGCACTTGGAGTATTAGGAACGGTTGTAATGGTAACTGATGCTGTTGCAGCAGATGCAGCAGACCAACCATTTGCATTTTGCACTCTTCCAGTAAATGTATATCCTGTTGCAGATGACATCCCAGTTGGTGTAACTGGACTAGAACCATTTGTTGTTTCAGATAATCCACTTGGAGTTGCTCCGTATGATGTTATTGATTTACCACCAGTTGCGTTTGCCGTAACTGTAACAGTTGCTGCTCCATTATTATATGGTCGATTTGTTCCAACGTCTACTGCTGAAACTGTTGGGGCTTGTGGAACAGTTGTTGCAGTTATAGAGTTAGAGGCCTCTGATTCACTTCCAGTTCCATTTGCATTCGTTCCTTTAACTTTAAAAGTATATGCAGTTCCAGATTGAAGGCCTGTAACTGTTATTGGAGAAGATGCACCTGTTCCAGTGTATCCTCCTGGAGAAGATGTAACTGTGTAAGATGTCGCTGCGTTAGGTCCAGTTGGAGTAAATGTTACTGTTGCTGCACCATTATTGTATGGGCGATCAGTTCCAACATCTGTTGCTGTTCCTATTGTTGGTGCATATGGGGTCAAGAAGTCATTGGCTCCCTGACTCATTCTACCTGCTTGCTTTGACATA